CGAGTTCAAGACCGCCAAGAAGACCAAAATCACCAACGTTAGCTTCACGCAGAAGAACGGCTTCAGTGAAAACACCTTCGTTCTACCGAACCGCAGCCAGTGCTGGTTCCTGAACCAGTCACAGGACATTAAAGTCATCGAAGGCGGTGAGATTGATTTCCTGTGGATTGACGAAGAGGTGAACAATGACTGGCTAAAGACCCTCCGCTACCGTCTGGCGAGCCGCCGAGGCAAGATGGTGCTGACCTTCACGCCCATTTCAGGCTATACGAGCGTGGTCAAGGAATACATGGCCGGTGCTTCCATCACCGATTGGAAGCCTGCAAGCCTGCTTGCCGACCATATCAACGTCCCTGGCGGCGATAGAGGCATGATGCCGCACGTTGCCAGGTGCCACAAGCCCAACGGAAGGGTGATGTGGTTCCATTCGGAGCTTAACCAATACTCGCCATTCACCGAAATCCAGCGGGCACTGCACGGGAGAACGGGCTATGAGGTCAAAATTCGTGCTTATGGCTACGCTGAGAGCCTTGCCGGGTCGCAATTCCCGCGGTTCGGTGACTGGAACGTGATTCCTCACGACAAAATCCCAGAAAACGGCACAAATTACATGGCTGTTGACCCTGCCGGAGCAAGAAACTGGTTCATGCTCTGGCTCAGGGTGGACGAATACGGCAGAAGGTTCATTTACCGCGAATGGCCTGACATTTCCTACGGTGAATGGGCGATTCCCAGCGATAAATCGGACGGAAAAGCAGGCACAGCGCAGCGAAACGGCGCAGGCCGAGGCATTGCTGACTACAAAGCCCTGATTCGGGAGCTAGAAGGCCGCGAAACCATCGCGGAACGCTTCATTGACCCCCGAGCAGGTGGCACTCAAGCCATCGGAAGGGATGGTGGCACCTCTCTCATTGACCTTTTGCAGGAAGACCCTGACCCGATGTGGTTCACGCCTGCTGCCGGTCTGCGGGTTGAGGAAGGAATCAGCATTATCAACGACTGGCTTGCATGGGACAAGGACCAACCCTTGCTTGCTCTCCATAATGAGCCTAAACTTTACATCAGTGAGAACTGCCGCAACCTCATTTACTCGCTGCGCGAATGGACAGGCGCAGACGGCGATAAGGGCGCAACCAAAGACCCGGTTGACGTTCTCCGCTACCTTGCCGTGATGAACCCGGCAGACGAAACGATCACCAGTTACCAACCTCAAGGCCAAATCGGGAGCTATTAAATGGACTACAAGAACAACACGAACGGCGACAAGCTGACTTTTTACTCTGAGACGCCAGACGTTAATGAGCTTTCCAGCGAGCTTACCCGGTGCCTTTACACCACGGCAGACCTTGAACGGCTTTCCAACTCTGATGATATTCGCTTTTGCCGCTGGTCGGGGCAGTCCGATGATGGTAAAAAGCACTCAGAGAACCTGCCGAACAACCGCCAGGCTTTCCCGTTTGAAGGTGCTTCTGACGTTCGCAACCGTCTGGTTGATGCCACCATCAACGAGCTTTCATGCCTACTGACGACCAGTTTTGAGCGCAGTCAGTTGAGCGTTACGGCGACCGAGTTCAACGACATGGCTGCGGCATCCGGTGCCAATACGCTGATGAACTGGATTACCCAGCAAAAGCTGCGTGCTGACATTGCCCGTGAGGCCGAACTTGGCGCACAGTATGGTCTGCACTACGGCTGGACGGTTTACCATGTTGGCTGGGACCAGCAACTAGGCACCCGCTTCCAGTCCATCACCATGGACGAGGTTGCCGCCATTGCCCAGCAGATGCCGGATTCCTCGCTTGCAGACCTTCCGAATCTCATTGCCAACAAAGAGAGCGCAGACCTGGCAGCGCAGCTTATCACCGCCGCAATTCCGCAATACAGCGTCAAGGATGCTAAAAAGCTCGTCAACGAACTGCGCGAAACTGGCGTTGGCAAGATTGAGGAAACATACGTTCGCCGCAATCTGCCGATGGTAACGGCATTGAAGCCATTCGATGAAGTTGCTTTCCCGCCTGAGACGATTGACCTACAAAACGCCCGCGTCATCTTCCGCCGCGTTTACATGACCGAGGTTGAACTTCGGTCGCACGTGAAGGACGACGGCTGGGACGAGGCTTTTGTGGACCAAGCTGCAAACACGGCTGGCAAGCAGTCCTGGTATTCCGACCCGCTTGATACAATCACAACCCTTGGTGCAGCTCCTATCGTTCGCCAAGACAACCTGATTGAGATTGTCTATGCCTACGCCCGCCAGATTGGCCCTGACGGCGTTGCTGGCATCTACTGCACGGTGTTCAGCCCGCTGGTTGAAGAAGGTCTTTACGCCAAGCACGAACTGCTCGACTACGCTCATGGTGACTATCCGTTTGTGGAGTTCCGCCGCGAGGTCGTCCGCCGTCCAATCACAGAAAGCCGTGGCATCCCTGAGATTGCCATGACCGACCAGGACGAAATCAAGGCGCAGCACGACAGTATCCGCGACCGGACTGCTTTCGAGACGCTGCCACCTATGAAGGTCGTGAAGCGCATCGGCCAAATCAACAAGATTGGCCCAGGTGTTCAGCTTCCCGTCACCCGTCCAGATGACTACTCATGGCTGGAAGCCCCAGGACGGGCACCGACGACGGCTTTCAACCTCATTGAGCGGGTTGAGAACAATCATGCCAACTACTTTGGCCTCAACCGGGCAACGGTGGTGCCTATCAAGTCGCAGTTGATGCAGCAGCAGCTTGTGAACCGCTGGCTTGCTACCTGGGGCCGCATCTACTCGCAGATGTTCAGCCTGTGCCTGCAATACATGCCGCAGGAGGAGATTGTGCGCGTGACTGGAGTTCCGCTCAACCAGAACGTCACCGACATTGCTGGCAACTTTGACTTCCTCATTCGCTTCAATATCCAGACCCTCGACAACGACCTGGTTGCCAAGAAGCTGCAAGCCATCTCGCAGTTCGTGGTTCCGCTCGATGCCGGTGGCGTGTTGAACCGGAACAAGCTCATCCAGATGATTATCGAAGCTGTGGCGCCGGAGTCTGCGCGTGACCTCATCGTTGACCAGTCTGCCGCATCGGAAAAGATGTTCCGCGAGGTGCAAACCGACATTGGCATGATGATGCTGGGCAATGAACCGCTTTACCGTGAGAACGACCCGACTGCCCAAGCCCGACTGCAATACGCCCAGGACGTTCTGAGCAAGAACCCGAAGGCGCAGCAGGCCGCACAGGGCGACCCGGTGTTTCAGACGTTGCTTCAGAACTACGTCCAGAATCTCCAAATGAGCATCCAGCAGCAGCAGAACGCCACCATTGGAAGGCTTGGCGTGACCCCGGTTAGCGAACAAATGACCCCGCAGGCATGAACGAAAAAGACGTAATTGAAGCTTTCACCTTCGCCAAAGGTCCACAAGCCTTCTGGGAAGCCCTGAACGCCGTCATCCAGAGCGAACACAACAACGCACTGGCAAACCTGCTGGACATTGCCAGCACTGGCGAAACGCGAGCGCACTACGCTGGACAGGTTGCCGCACTCATTGACCTGCGTGCCGTTCTCCAGGAATACGCCGAACGGGCTGGCAACGAGGTGAAGTTTAACCCTTGACCGGCCTAGGCAGTCCGTTAGCATTCTTTAGTTTCTTGGTTTTACAAACCATGCCCCTCGACCTCTGAACGGTCATTAAACCTTCTGACCCATGCCCGAAAATACCCAAGCGGTTAGTGAACCTTCCAAAATCACGATGCCCACCAAGCCGATTGACACTGAACAGTTGACCGGGCTTTTGCGCCAGTCCCTTTTCGCTGATGAAGAAAAGCAGCCAACTCAGGCTGAGACTGAGACAGAAACCGAAACCGAGGACGAAAGCGAAGCAGAAGACGCCGAGCAGGAAGACGAGGACACGGAATCTGAAACCGAATCTGAAACCGAAACCGAGGAAGCTGAAGAAGCGGACGAGGAAAAGGAGACGGATGAGGAAGCCGAGCAGAGTTCCAAAGGTCTGCCCAAAGGCGTCCAGAAGCGCATTGACAAGCTAATTGCCAAGCGCAAGGAAGCCGAGAAGCAGATTGACGAGCTTACTGAACGACTGAAAGAGCTTGAAACGGCTGGACCGGCTGAAAAGCAGGTGGTTCCGGTCGGGAAAGACCTCAACCCGTATTTCCAACTCCAATCGGAAAAGGAAATCCAGGATGAAATCAAGAACGCTCGACAGGTCAGACGGTGGGCTGAGGAAAATGCTGACGGTGCTGTTATCAGGGGTAACGATGGTCAGGAGATTGAGTATTCCGCTGAAGAAGTGCGGAAGATTCGTTTGAATGCTATTGATGCCCTGGAAGAATACCTTCCCGCCCAGCTTCAGTACGTTGCAGTTCGCAAGCAGTTTGATGCCGAAGCGGAAAAGACGTATCCCTTCTGGAAACAACGGCAGAGTCCTGAATACCAGTTTGCAAACGAGCTTATCCGTAGCTTCCCTGAAATCCAAAAGTTCCCTGACTTCAAGCTATCCATTGGAGACATGATTGAAGGGCGCAAAATTCGGGAAAGCAAGGGCAAGAAACCGGCGCAACCTGTGAAGAAGGCACCTGCGACACCGAAAAGCACTTCTGCACCCGCTTCCGTTACCTCCAAAACTGCCAAATCCAAATTCGTGGACGAAAGTTTCCGAAAATCCCCCAATGAAGCGAACCTCAAGGCATTGATTGCCGAAAAGTTCCTCTAAACAATCCAAAACAAAGAAAGAATAAACTACTATGGCCGCACTTTTTGAACGTTCCCAGGTTGGCAAGCGCGAAGACCTCGCCGACTACATCTCCCTGGTTGATGCCAAGGACACCCCCATCGTTTCGATGGCTCCCAAGGGCAACAAGCCCGGTAACACCCTGCTTCAGTGGCAGGCTGACAACATGCCTTCCGCCGTTACCACTGGTTCGGTTGATGGTGTGGACGTTTCCGCCTATGAAAACCTCAACAGCGGTCGTGCCATCATCAGCAACTACGTCCAGGTTTTCCAGCGTGCTATCCGCGTTTCGCCGCTTGCGGTTGATGTTTCGGTGGTCGCTGGTCTGCGTGACGAACTGGCTGGCATGGTCGCCAAGGGCATTAAGCTGCTCAAGCGTGACATGGAAGCCACGGTTTCGAGCAACAACGACGCCCAGGCTGACAATGGCACCGTCCCCTACCTGACCAAGGCGCTTGGCACCTTCATCAGCACTAGCGGCGGTTCCACCCTTCAGGTTCCTTCCGCCTATCGCACCCCGAGCGCCAGCATTGACACCACTGCCACTGCTAGCCTGACGGAAACGAACATTCAGGCGGTTCTGACCTCCATCTACGGCCAGACCGGCACCTTCAAGGAATACGATGGCGTTGTCGGCACCAACCTGAAGCGCGCCTTCTCTAACCTGCTGTTCACCACCACCCTGAGCACCACGACTGGTGCCAGCGTGACCGGTGCCGGTGGCACCGCCATCCGCACCTTCAGCCGCGACGCCAACAGCGATGCCTATATCGCCAGCGTTGACATCTTTGAAGGTGATTTTGGTCGCATCAAGCTGCACCCGAGCCTTTTCATGCCGGATGCCGACAACGGCTACGTCCTGGATATGGAACTTCTGGAACTCCGTTACACCAACCTTCCCGAGGTGACGGAACTTCCTGACGCTGGTGGCGGTCCTGCCCGTCTCATCAAGGCGGTTGCCGGTCTGGTGGTTAAGAACCCGCTTGGCCTTGGCAAGTTTGACCCTGCCTAATAGCTAGCGTCCCGTAACACCCCTCTGCCGTCACTTTATGATTGAAACGATTCCCGAAGAACTTCATGGCGATATGCTCAAGGAGTTCAAGACCGGATGGAACTTTCGTAAGGTGATGGCAGAGGCGCGGGCGCAAGAAGTTGGCAAGGTAAACCAACTTGAACACCGCAGCTTAGACGGCATTGGTCGTCTGAGAATGCGTGTTGATGCTGACTCTTACCATTACTGGGGCCAGCGTCTTGGGTATGGCTGCTGGAAGGACAAGACGTTTCTTGACGAATACGAAAAGGCCAACCCTTACTGCAAGGTGAACTCTAAAGGCACCAAGATGCAGTTTGGATTTACTGCTGAACCGTCCTCGACTCGCAACGTAAAGTATCGTAAAGTCTTCGCGTGAGAACGATCAACTTCAGCGACATTCTTTACCGTGCTGTGACGCTTTGCGGTCTTGACCGCAGCGCAATCCAGGACAGCACGTTCCGTATGGTCCGTGACTTCGCTTCGCAGCGCATTGCCCACATTTGGGAACAGGAACCCTGGCCGGATATTGTGCGGGTTGCTGAGATGACACCGGCAACCGATGTTGATGGCGTGAATTACGTGAACATGACAAGCAGTATGGGTGACATTCTGCAAGTCTATTCGCTCAATCCGAAAGTGACCGCCCGAGCCGTTCCGGTCGCTTATTACCTCGATGACGACGGCACGAATCGTCGCATCATTGTGATGGACGGCACAACGCCGGTCTGGGTGGAATACCGCCAGCCAAAGCCAGACCTGTTTGGCGAGCCTTACAGCGCCACTGCGACCTATGGAGTCGGGGCGCAAATCTACTTTGACACTGGCACCGGAACCGGCAGCTATCTGCCTTCCACGACTGCCGCTTCTGCTGGCAACTTCTACACCTGCACCACGACGACGACTCAGGGACAGTCGCCAAACACGACGCCAGCAAGCTGGTCCATCGTCAAGATTCCGTATTTTTGCGGTGACTACGTGACGAAAGCCGTGTTTTCCGACTACCTCCGCACGGAAGGACAGATTGACAACGCCGCCATGGCAGAAGCCGAGGCTGAAAACGTCAAGATGCTGCAAATTGACCGGGTTCTTCGTGCTGAAGGGCAGGTGCGCCGCATGAACATGATTAACACTTACTAACCAATGAATCAAAACGTCCAAATCTCAGGTCATACCGGTGCCGCTCTTGGCGTCGTTGTCGAAACCGGAACCACTGCCGTCACCGGCAAGTTTTACGCCATCCAGGTGCTTGAAGCTGCTACCTTCACCACGTTCACTGAAAACGGTGCTTCTGGCGATGCCATGACTGGCTTTTCAGTTCCTGCTGGCACTATCCTTTACAACGGCCTTGGCATCACTGCTTTTACCCTGTCCAGTGGTAAGGTGCGTGCATACAAGATGAAGCCGTGAACGGGCTTTCCATGGCTTTAAACTTGGGATTCGGCGCAAGTGCTGCCGCTGAAACTCCAGTGCAACCGCCTGAAAATGTGCAGGTGTCATTTAACGATGACGGCTCAGGTGGTTATAATGTTGACTTTACCTGGGACGCTCCTTCAATTGGCCCTGTTCCTGATAGCTACAACTTTTCTTTTTCTGGCGCTGTTTCGTATTCTACAAACACAGTTAGCTCATCAGTTTCCGTTTCAAGTGTTCCTGCATCTTCCAGCTTCTCGTATGAGATTGTAAGCATAAAAGGTGGAGAATATTCAGTTCCATTTTCATCTGGCGGCTCAACACCATGAATGGATTTTCTCTAGCTCTTGCTTTAGGTTTCGGTGGAGACTATATTGATTCCGAGTCACCACCACCACCACCTCCTCCACCACCGCCTGGAGCTTCCACTTTCTACCGCCCTGACGGAACATCGCTTTTCCTGCGTCCTGATGGCACTTCCAGCTACTTCCGACCGTAATGCCTGACCTTACTGTTTCATCTGCTGTTGATACCATGATGCAGGCCAGCGATCAAGCTGACTTGCGTTCTGCTCTTGCCCTTGGCAACTCTGCAACGCTCAACACCGGCACAACGGCTGGAACGGTTGCAACCGGCGACCATACCCACGACGCAAGCGCAATCACTGCTGGCACCCTTGATGCTGCAAGGTTGCCAACGCCAGGAACCACAACCCTTGGCGGTGTTAAGCGAAACGCTGGCAGTGCTGGGCAGTTTGTAAATGGCATTAACAGCAGCGGCGATTTGACTTATGCGACGCCTAGTGGTGGCAGTAGCAGTGCAACGCACGTAATCCTTGGCAGTGATGTGACCATCACGGATAATGCGACGCTGCAAAACATCACCGGGCTTTCGTTTTCCGTATCGGCAAACACCAACTATTCTTTCTACGTCATTGGCGTAATCGTCACCTCTGCCGCTGGCACTGGATACGAGTTCGGTATTACCGGCCCGAGTAGCCCGACCTTCTGGGCGACCGAAGCGCGTGCTTTCAACGCTACGGCTGGAGCTAACACGCCAGGCATGTTGAACAGTGTTTCGGGCGCATACGGCAGCATTGCTTCCGCAGCCAATGGTAGCGTAGTCGGAACGCAAGTTGTCGGTTCTGGCGTGTTCCAGAACGGCAGCAACGCAGGGACGTTGCAGTTCACCGCCAAGGTTGAAACCGCAGTTTCTGGAAGCATCACCTTCAAGGCTGGTTCCCGCATCATCTACTGGCAGACCGCTTAATTATGCCCATTTCCTTCCATCTCTCTTTCATTGGTCGCAAGGTTCGCATTGTTGGCGATGTGATTGAATACCTTGACGGTCTGCCACCACCTACGGAAGCCGAGTTAGACGCAACCCGAGACGACGCAGAAGCTGCTTGGCTGGAGGCTCAAAGCCCTGTCAAGATTTGGCCGGATGCCGAGCGATTCGTCGCAGAGTTCACCTTGGCCGAAATGGCTAGCATTGACCTGTCTTCCGACACGACTATTGCCGCTTTGCGCTTCATGCTTTCAACTTGGCATTCCCCTGTTCATGCCAATGACCCGCGAGTGATAACCGGGCTTGATGCGCTTGTCTCAAATGGTATTATTTCTGCTGAACGCAAGGCGGAAATTCTTACATGAGCAATTTAGTCAAATTCAACACAGCGTGGATGAGCGTGGTCGTTTCCTCGCTTGGGACGGCGGGTTACATCACATGGCTTGCAAGCGCAAAAGCATCAGCTATCGAGACAGCGCAAAGAGAAATCGTCGCCCTTCAAGAGTCTGACCGACAACAAAGCGCAGTTTTGAACCGTTTGGATGAGAGAACTGTCATGATTCTGGAAACCCTGCGAAACCTCGTCAAGAAATGAAAACCGTTGTCATCCTCATTGCCGTCCTGTGCCTGACTTCCTGCGCCTCTACTGACAAGTGGCTACTGGAAAAGACTGGACTCGACACCGCTGCCGTCATCACCCTTGGCCTTTCCGCCAAGCTCAAAGGCGAGCAATTGAAGCAGGAATACGAAGTCCTGAAAGCTGTTGAAGTCACTGCACAGAAGTGAAACGACCGAACTATCACCCGCTGTTCCGACCCTCCAAACGTATGAAGCTCATCCTCTCTAAACTCCGTGAGAAATCCACCTGGCTTGGCATTGCCACCATCCTGACCGCTTTTGGCGTTCCGCTGCCTCCAGAGGTCGCCAGCGTGGTCGGTGAACTTGTTCAGGCTGCTGCCGGTGTTGCCCTTGTCGCCATCACTCCGAAGAAGTGACGCAATACGGCATCAAGCGCATTCAGGAACGCATTGGAACCGAACCTGACGGGTTCTGGGGTCCGAAGTCCATTGCCGCTTGCCAGAAGCATCTGCGGGCATTGATGCCCAAGCCGAACCCCTGGCCGAAAACCGACCAGAAAAGCCTCACCGCATTCTACGGTGAAGCCGGTGACGAATCGCAACTGGTCAAACTGCCCGTCTTTGGCCTAGGATTGCGCTACGACGGCGCACCTGTGTCCAGCATCCGTTGCCATGGCAAGGTTGCCGAAAGCCTCCGCAGGGTGCTGGAAGAACTCGCAAAGAACAACCATGAGGCGTTGAAAGAATACGCCGGAGTTTTCAACAACCGAACGATGCGAGGCGGTTCCCTGCCTAGCCTGCACGCCAGAGGTGCCGCCATTGACCTGATGCCAGGAACGAACGGGAATCACACTGCTTGGCCGGTTAAAGCGACGATGCCGCTGGAAGTCATGGAAGCCTTTGCCAAGGAGGGCTGGCTTGCTGCCGGTGCCTTTTGGGGTCGTGATGCCATGCACTTCCAAGCGACGGCTTGATTGCCTTAGAAACGGTGGAACCTTAGCCTATGCCGAACAGCCCTTATCAGACGGACGGTGACTCTGGCTTTGTCGGCATGGCAAGCCGTGACAACCCCGTCAATATCCAGCCTGGCTTTGTCCAGTTTGCCAAGAATATCCGCATGGATAGGGGCAATGCTGCCGTTCGGTCTGGCTGCAAGGATTTGACGCTACCCAGCTTCGTGACGAACAACGTCGATTTCCGCACTAGCTGCACGTTTCTCGATACGGCTGGCACGGAATATCTGATTCTGGTCGCTGAAGACGGTCTTTACACCTACAACACCAGCACGGGCAACACCTCGTCCAAATACGCCTTTCCGAGCGAGACAATCAGCGCAACGACCTATGTGCGCGACATTGACGCTGGAGACCCTTGCGACGCTTTTCAGGCTGCTGACAAGGTTTACATCCTGCGTGGATACAGCCGAAACACGGCTTTAACAATCACAGGATCGCCAGCTATTAGCCGAACAGGATCAACAGTCACCTTGACTTTTGGAGGAACAAACCCTGGATACGCTGTTGGTGACGAGATTATTGTTTATGTTCCTGGGCATCAAGACTTGTCTGGATCGTTTTTTGTCCAAACAGCAACTTTTGCTACCGGGGTCTATTCGGTTACATACGTTACCGCAACATCGGGAAATAAGACTCATACGACTTTCACGAGCATTAAAGCCAAAGCCCCTCTAGTTTGGGATGGCAGCACTGTCAGTGTGGTTCCTCAAGCCACTGCAACGCAGTATCCTTACCTTGAAGGCGGCGACGACGTTTGCATGCCTCCCGCTGACTTTGGTATGTATTTCCAAGGTCGTATTGTCCTTTGCGTTGGCAGGGACGAGATTGCAGCTTCCAACTACTATGAACCGAACGTCTTTGACGTAACGCTTGACCAGTTCCGAATCAACACTGGTGCCAACGATTACATTGTTGGCTTTACGCCCTTCCAAGAAGATAAGTTCCTGATTTTCCAGCGCAATAGCATTTACTATGCTTACATTCCGCCGCCTGCCATTGCCTCTGTCATTGACCGTGGCATTGACACCAACAGCTTCATTCAGACGCTAACCGCTCAGTTTGGCTGCTCTGCTCGCCGCTCCATCCAGCTTGCCGGTCAACAGGTGTTCTTCCTGTCCGACCGTGGTGTTTATCAGCTTTCGCACACTCTTGACCTGAAGCTGATTGGCGACCAGCGACCGCTTTCCGAGCCGATTTCCGACTTGGTGAACCGCATCAACGCCAACACTTCTAGCGGTGCCTGCGGCTTGTTCTGGAATAACCGCTACTACTTGGCGGTGCCGATGGACGGTGCCACTGGCAACAACGCCATTCTGGTCTATTCGTTGCTCAATCAGGCTTGGGAGTCCATGGACAGCTATCCTAGCCAGATGCAGCCAAAGAACCTGATGCAGGCATTGTATCAGAACAGCAAGCGCATGTATGCGGTCGCTCTGAACAACTACTTCCTGCTAGAGGAAGAAGACATTGATGCTATTAACAATGGCACCGGAACGCCTGTCCTTGGCACTGCACAGCTTGGTTCAACGACGCCCGCAACCTCTGCCGTGTTCACGGAAGGCACTTCTAGCGCACCGATGGACGGGCAGATTCTTAGCCGCCGCTACAACTTCAAAACGTTCGATGAAAAGCGGTTCAGTGGCTTGCAGTCGGACTTTGTACTGAACCAGGGCGACGACGTTACCATTTCTGCCGTGATGACCAACCCTGATGCCACGGTTGAGCTTATCCGCTTTGCTTCTCAGGCAGATGAAGACAAGACGGTGCGCACCCGTATCGGACGCCGAGGTTATGCCATGGACGTTCTCATTCAAAGCAACGCAGGCAGGCCGGTCTTGCGTTCCTACTCTCTTGACGCTACTGTTTCCGGTAGAAACCTTACTTCCGCTGAATAACCATGGCTAGACTTCAATCAGGCGTTTCGCCCTTTACCACTGGACAGACGCTTACCGCATCTGACCTCAACAACCATGTCACTGGAGCTTCACCGCTGCCGGATTTCATCGGCCTGCAAACGGCTTTGACGACTCCGGTCACTGGTGACGAGTTCCTTGTCAATGACATTGACGGCGGTGCTGTTAAGAAGGTGACTCTTGCCAATATCGCCAGCAACATGCCCGACACCACGGTTGCCTCGCTGACGGTGACGACCAACGCCACGGTGAACGGCAACGTTACGGTGAACGGCAACACGACGATTGGCAGCAACGATAGTGACACCGTTACGGTCAACGCTGAGTCAACCTTTGGCGGTGACGCTCGATTCGATGGCACCGCAACCTTTAAGAATGACGTAACGCTTGGCGAACTCGCTGAAGCTGGCACCTATTCCCGTCTTGATACGGTGATGACCATTACCCAGGTTGACCACGGCTTGACGACTGGTGACGTTCGCTGGTTCAACATCGAAAACAATCAGGATTATCTTGGATATTACACTGTAACGGTTCTGACTTCCAGCACCTTCACAATCACCGTGGTTGATGACGACCAAGCTCCAACCACCGGGAATGTTTATTGGTATGAGAAAAGCACCACGCTGGAATCTCCGTTGGCTGGGGCAATTAGTGGAACGCCCGCGGTTTCGCTTATCTCCACGACTGATGCCTATGGCGACAAGGTTCTGATTCAGGATGCTTCGGACTCGGACAAGCTAAAAGTTGTCGCCGCCTGCCTGCCGAAAGCATGGGCTTGCATCTCAACCAAGACTGCCGACACCGCTACGGTTGCAGCGACCGTTTCCCGCACTGGCGGCAGCACGACCGCAACCGTCACCAAGGCTGGACACGGGTTCAAGGTTGGCGACGTTATATACCTTGATAACGGTGTTGCGGATGGCTGGTATGACATTAAAGCCGTTCCTGATGCCAATACGTTCAATGTCCAGACGGTTGCCACGACTGCGCTTTCTAGCGTTGCAACGCAGTGGTATGCCCTGACCGTCAACGGCTTTGGCATCTCGTCTGCCTTTAAGGAGTCCACTGGCAGCAACATCGTCAACGTCAACTTCACGGTGCCGTTTACGAGCGTGAACTACGCTCCGCAGATTGGCTTCATCAACCAAGCCGCTTCGACTGCTGGCACCTACGTTTGCGTTGCTGGCATTATTAACGATACTGGACTTGGTTCGCTCAACAAGACTGTCAACAACTTCGGCGTCAAAATCACTCCGGCTTACACTAACGGAGCCGAAAACGAAGGTCAGTTGACGCTTTCCGTCTTCGGCAACATCTAACCATGCTTCCTTGGCAAAAAGCTGCAAATTGGTTCTCTAGGTTCTCCGATGGAGCAACCTTTGAGGAACTGCTTGCCGCCTATGTCAAAAATGGGTTTGTCTGGTCGTCGCCGCTTTCCTTCCTATTGTTCCGCCCTGTGTTCTGGGATGGCAAAGACATCTTCACCGAAACAGACACCTGGAATGCTTGGTTTATTCACCTTGCTGCCGGTGACATGGCAGACTTCCACAAGCGGTTTCCATTTCCTCTTGAACACGTAGTATTTCAGCGCCATGGTAAGCAGCAATTCCATGCGTATCCCTTCAAACTCCTAGCCTCCAAAATCCATGGGTTCCTCCACTCCTGACGCTCCAAAAGTCCCTTCCTACGGCGCACAAATGCAGTCCGCTTTGCGGGCGCAAGAACGCATTGCACCGCGTCTGCTTGCCCTTGAGCGAGAATATCAGCCGCAGTTCACTGCCCTGAACCTGCAACAGCTTGGTGGCGCTCTGTTTGGCACTGGTGGTCAACCGGGTTATCTTGGCATCTTGCAACAGCTTGCGCCGGAATATCGCAAGATGGAAGCTGAAGATACTGCCGCCCTGCGAGCCGAGGAAACCCGCCAGCTTGGGCAGTTTGCGCCGCAATACGTCCAGACCTACCGACAAGCCGCAGGCACTCAGGGCTTGCTTTCTGGATTACAGCAGCAGGCCGAGCAGGAACTTACTGCCGGTTCTTCCCTGACTCCCGAGGAACAACGCCAAGCGCAGCAGGCTAGCCGAGCAGCTTTCGCAGGTCGCGGCCTTGGCCTGACTAACCGAGCGATTGGTGCTGAAATCCTGAACCAGTATGGGCTTGGCCAGGAGCGTTTGCAGCAGCGTCGCCAGTTCGCTGGACAGACTGCCGCACAGCTTGAGTCTTCTGGAATGCCGCAGTATTACAACACCATGATGGGTGGCGGGAGCCTGCAAAACCTGATGGGGCTTGCCGGTGGTGCTCAGGGCTTGACTTCTGGACGCTTCTTCAACCCTGAAAGCCAGATGGCCATGGATATTTCCGCCCAGCGTAGCCAAGGACAAGCCGCAGCCAGCGCAGCCGGTGCCGCAAATAGGAGTTCCATGGCAAGCGCAGGTATGGGCTTGGCCAGGTCCGCCATGACTGCTGGGGCGACTATTTACGCGGCTGCCCTCATCTGATGACCAAGCTCGAAAAGACCCGACAGCTAATCGCTGACGGCTTCAAGCACTTTCCGAACGGCCTGATTTGCTGGTCTGGCGGAAAAGACAGCATGGCGTTGCTTCACATCATGCGCAGCATGGGCATTAACCTGCCGGTCATCTTCTTCCGAGAGCCTTGGCAACCTTGGAAATACGAGTTTCACGACCGCATCATTCGCAACTGGCAACTGTTGGTTTACAGTTGGCACCCGCAGGAATCCGCTTTCCAGCAGACTGACAGCGAATTTGAGGTGCAGAACCTTTACCAGGTGAACGGCACCAAGTTGACCTGCCCTACTGGCATCGTTGAACCTGCTGCAAACGCTCCTTGGGTCTGCGCTCTGGACATTCTCAACCGGCCAAAGCAAACACTGCTAGAAATGCCGCAGTTCCAGGCGCTTTGGATTGGCCACAAGGGCTGCGACTCTGACCCTATCCTAGGCGGTGACGCTGGCACCCGTATCGAGGCGAGAATGGTTCCTGGACAGGGAACGATGCTTTTCCCGCTGCGAGACTGGACACATGCCGAGGTTTGGGAATACCTTGAACAGAACGGTGTTCCTTACGACGAAGGACGTTACGAGAAAACCGAAACCGGCTGGCAGGAGCGCAAGGACAAGCTGCATAACGTGGATTATGTCCACGCCTGCACTCGATGCCTTGATAGGCGTGAAAATGCCGCTAAATTTGTGCCATGCCCAAAACTAGGCATGACCGTTGAAAACATCGCTTCGCTTGTGCCCTGGGCGGCTCAGGAAAAGCTAACCTACATGAAAGACTGATATGGAATCTCCCTTTGGCGCTTATCGAGGTGGTTATCAAGTTCTCCCACAAGGTTGGATGGAACAAGCAACTGCTCCTGGTCGCAACTATGCTGCTGGTATTGAAGCTATTGGCAAGGGCTTGAGTGATGCCGCCAAGAGCTTTGCAGCGCAGAAGATGGATTATGAGTTGAACAAAGAATCCGCTCCAACGCTGCTTTCCCAATACCAGCAGGTTGCCGAAGTTACAGGCCAGCAGGTTGACCCGACTATCTTGGAGCGTTACCAGAACATTGGCCAGATGAGCGGTCCGCAGATACAGCAGTTCAACCAGGACGTTGCAGCCGCTCAACAGCAGGCTATTGCCCTGGCGAATATCCAACGCCAACAGCAGGCTTTCCAGATGCAACAACAGGCTGCGCAACGTGCTATGCAACAGCAGGAATTGCAGCAGGCTGGCAGCTTCATTGACCAAGCCATTATGCAACGCCCTGCTTTCACTCTGCCAACGGGTCAGGGTGGTGCTTCCTCTGCGCTTTTCCCTCCCTACCGTTAAGAACAAAGATTCCCCATTATGGCTGAACCTCTCTCACCTCAAGCGTTGAGCTACTATGCCCAAATGGGTATTCCTGTGCCTCAACAGCAGCCAAATGTTGCCGCCTATGCTCCGCAACCAATGCCACAGCAAGCGCAACCGCAGTTGCAACCGTCTCCAGGCAGGATGCAATACAACGCACTGGTGGAACGTCGTTTCAACGAGATTGCCAACATGGTTGGCGGTATGGATGTCCTTGTTAAAACTGGACGCGTTGAAAAGGCTAGAAAAGCCGCAATGGATGACGTTGCTAGCATTTACCCTGAACCACCTCAAGTCCTGAACATTGAAGGAACCAATATCGCAGCAGGTGGGGTATTGAGGTCGCCTGTCGTTCTTCCAACTGAAGAAGAAAAGCTAGCCAAAAAAATTGGCATTCAGAAGTCTCTTTTTGACCTTCAAGAAGCAGAGCAGAAACTTCAATTGACGCAGAAGGAAGCTCAGGTCAAAGACCTTGACCGAGCTTTGAAGCTGCAATCTTCCATGGCAAACTCTGCTAGGGCGCTCAATATGATTGATTCCCTATTGACCGACCCTGAACTAGCTTCTGGTGTTGGTTGGAAAAGCACCTTGGGAGTGCTTCCAGAGACAAAGGCCAAAGAACTCAAAACCAAAATTGACCAAATCAAAGGTGATGTTTTCCTGAAAGCGTATGAAGGCCTGAAGGGTGGTGGTCAAATCACACAACCAGAAGGTGAAAAGGCTACGCAAGCATTGGCAAGACTTGACCCGGCTTTGTCTGTTGATGAGTTCAAGAAGGCTTTGCTTGAGCTTCGTGGAACCTACATTGACTTCAGCAGCAGAGCAGCCACAGGATTGCAGGGATTTGTGCCGCAAGAACAGGCGCAACCTTCTGCGCCACAGATGGCACCAAGTCCAACTGCGCCTGCTGAACCTGCGCGAGTCTCAAGCCCAGGTGCTATTCAGTTTGTTCGTGACCCGCAAACCGGTCGGATGATTCGCCAGCAATAATATGCCTAAACAAGTCTTCATTGAGTCTCGCAATCAAACTCTTGAATTTCCTGATGATGCGACTCAGGAGGAAATCAACCAGGTCATTGCAGCAGAGTTTCCTCGCACAGGTGAGGACGTTGCTTATGACATGTCCAAGATGGGCAGTGCTGCTGACATTCGTGACTTCATTGCCGCCATCCCCGACGAAGATTATGTAAAGCTCAACAACTACCGTGCCGACAAGAAGTTGTCATGGGGTGAGCTTGCTGGCATCTCTGGTGAAGCCATCGGCACCATTGTTGGCGATGTGGTTAAAGGGGTCAAATCTGCCGTCACTGAAGCCGGTGAAGGCGTTCTTGAGTCCGCTGCCAGAGGCGTTGGTGCCGGAACCGTTGACCTTGTGAACCTTGGTCAAAAGCTCATCACTCCCAATGAGCGCATCCCGAGTATTGACGAGTTCTTGCAGACTCCAAAGACTCAGTTTGGCTACGCTTATGGTCCTGGTGGGCCTTCCGTTTCGCAGGTTGCTGCTACTCCCGAAGACTACAAGACGCTGATTGACCAGCAACGAGCGATGGAGCTTCAGTCTCTTGACCTTGCAGAAGCGTCAGAAAACCTCATCAAAGGCGCACCCGTTGAGGAAGTTGCCAGGGGTGCTTCCTACCTTGATGCCATCACCCTTGGCGGTTTGGCCAAGAACATCGCAAAAAGCGGGGTGAAGACCATCTTCAAGAAGACTGCACAAGCTCCAATCTCTACCGCTGTCGGAACTGCTCCAAGTGTTCTTCCAACTGCCGCAGCAGCAACCATTGAGAGTGGCGAGTCTGTCATTCCTGCTACCATGCGCCAGAACGCTGAAGCGTTTGCTGCCAAGGTTGGCGAAGGCGCAAAGAAAGCCGGTCTGACTGGTGTTCAACTCGGTGCTGGCACTGTAAAAGGTGCCGCAGACCTTGGGAAAGCCGTTATTGATACGGCTGGCAAGGTTGGTTTGAGCGATGCAGGCGTTCGTGGCGCAATCGGTGCAGCAGTCGGTTACAATGAAGGCGGAACGCAAGGTGCCATTACTGGCGCAGTTGTCGGAAGCGTAGTTCCCAAGGTTGCCCGTGCAGGTCTGGCAGGTGTTTCCCGCACTGCTGACTTCATCGGTGCCGCCGCGAAGGTTGCCAAGACCGGCCCATCTCGCACAGGCATCTTTGAAAAGATGGCACAGGCTACCAACATCAGCCCTGAAGCTCGGAAACTTGCTGAGAAGGTGCTTTTCACGCAGCCTTTTGTTCAATACGCTTCTGAGTCTGTTAGACAGGCAGCACAGCGTGCATTAATTGGTGCGCCCATCGGTGCCGCCTTGGGATATGCCGCAGATGGCGAACAGGGCGCAGCAGCAGGCTTTGGGGCAGGCGTTGGCATCTCTGCTCTTGGTGGACCTCTGGATGCTTCTATTGACGCTGCAAAGACGATTGCAGGCCGTTCAACAGCTCGTTCTCAGCGCAACGCAATGGGCGATATCAAGAGCTTTGTCAACGACATCACAGACGACAAGGCAAGGAGCGACTACGCTGAAGTCATGGACCAGGCTATCAGGGTGGCGGGTCCAGAACGTGCCGCCGACATGCTGGACAACCTGCGACTGGCTGAAGCCATGGGCGCAAGCGTTCAGGTCGTTCCGCCATCCCAGCGCAAGAACGTCTTCAACTCGTTTTCCTATGATGGCACCAACGGAGGAACCATCACCATCAATCCTGACCGAATGACTCAGGGAACGGTTTCCCATGAGGTCTTCCACCAACTTTTCAATGTTGGCGTGAAGGCTGAACTGCAAAAGGCTTTGCGGGAAACATACCTTCCGACACGTGACGCAGACGGCAACATCGTCAAGCCGGGTCTGTATGACGACGCTGAGTTTGCAAAGAAGGCCGCTCAACTTGCCGAGCGTTACAAGAACAATCCTGAAGGCTATCGGGTTGCTCTGGAAGCGCAATCCGTCTTGGAGAACCCCGCAGGATACAGCGAAGCCGCTTTGGACAACGCCAGGTCGTTCGTCATTGACGAGATGACTGCCGAGTATGCCGAAGCGTTCATGGGCCGTTCTCGTCCTGGCGTGTTCAATCCTGACCGGCTTCCTCTCTGGCACCGCAGACTGTTGCAGCAGATTGACGACCGCATTCTGAACACCATCAACGACAAGCTGTATGCCAATCGCAACATCAAAGACCCGACCGTTGCCTTCACTGACGAGCAGGGCAAGCCTATTCGTGTTCCGCAACTGGATAAGGTTCTAAAGCGTGCTTTTGCCAACAAGATGAGCCGTGAAAAAGGCCAGGTTGCAGGCAAGACCCAGAAGGCGCAGGAAGTCGTCATTCCGAACAAGCCGCGTGATTTGCTGGTCTTTGCCAACGCCACCTTTGGCGCTACCCGTGACGTTCTTGGAACCGATGAGAATGGCAACCCTCGCATCCTGACCCCGCAGGAGCAGAAAGCCGTTACTGCTGCCGACTTCGATGAAGCCAAGGCCATGTATCAGACCTTGCCAGATGCGGAAAAGCAGACTGTCAGGGTGACGAACAAGGTTGGAGAACCTGTTGATGTAAACCAGACTGGTGCACGCATTCAAATCACCTCGCAAACGCCCGAAAGCGTCTTTGAGAAGTTCCTGGCAGTAGCCAAGAGCAGAGGCATGGGCAACCAGCAGCTTGCCAACATGCGCCAGTTGTTCGCCTCAATGGTCGCCAATGAAGGACCGACCTTCAACACGGTGAACAACCCGGTTTATGAGTTCGACAAGAGAACCGGCACCATGAAGGCGAAGGTGCGTCCTCCGACTCGTCAGGAGATTTACCCGACAGCCATCACCGTCAACTCTGCCGGTGGTTTCAATGTCGAATACATTGACATCAGCCGAGTCAAAGCAAACGCCCAGAAGATTCTTCAGAACCCGCAATACAAGGGAGTCTGGACGGACCTAAACAGCTTCATGGCTGACTTTGGGCGTAGTATGCGGAACCTTTCGACTCCGAACCCGATTCCGACCGCTGAACTGCTTGGGAATGGCAATGCCAAGATTGGTGCGACAAAGCGCGACCTGATTGCAGAGGCGATGAACGTCACTCTGCCGAAACGCCTGGCTGGCAAAGGCTACGTCAATGAGCCGACGATTGACCCTCTGACGCTAGCCAACAAGGAACGCCGAGTTGGTGGCAGTGCCTTCCGTGACTTCCGTATTGAGCGACTGACCGAAGTGAGTCCGACCACAGAACGCTTGAAGATGGTCAAGGAAAACGCATACGAGAACATTGTGCGCCGTTTCCAGCCCGACGCATTCACCCGCGAGACTCTGCCCAACGGTGAGGCGCTGACCAATCCTGACGGATACCGCATCCTGAAGAAGACTGGCAGCAAGCTGTTCCGGGTCTATGACGACAAAGGAGAGCTACTTGGAACGGCATCAACCGAACAGGCAGCGATGCGTAAGGCTCAGAGTGACTTCGCAAAGAAGGCCACCAAGGAGGAAAAGCAGACTAGGTTCCAGCCTGTGACACCCGAGCAGGACGCCGCTTACCTGAACGCGGCGAAAGCTGGCGATACGGCTGCGGCGCAGCGTCTTGTGGATGAGGCGGCGAAGAAGGCGGGGTTTCTAAATCGAGTTGGCGAACTTTTCGTGACTGAAAAAATTCCAATTCCTTCATCAATTAAAGGGTATGACTATGGGCAAAAAATCAGAAACCTACTGATAAAAAATGGACATGCTAAAGAGGGGTTTTCAGAAAATTATGAAGTGAATTGGAACGCTGCTTTGCGTGATGAATCTATGCCAGACGGATGGGATAGATGGCTAGGTGTTGACGATGAGGGTCAGATGTTTATTGAAGGAGTTCTTGGCAATAAAAAACCAGAACTAGTTATTGCTAGAAGAAGGGGTTTAGTTCCTGAGATTGGCAGAAGCAGGAATTTGCGTGAAAATACCATGGAGAAAGGGGTTTCGGTTATTGAAGTTCTAAAGCCTGAAAATCAAGGCAAGGGAGGTCAATATGACATCACCCTTTTTGATAAGCCTGACAATTATGTTATCGGTTGGATGCTCGACCCGTATAATACAACAGGAGGTGACAGTGAGCCACTGTTGAGAGGTGCTGTTGTTATTGGAAAGGTTGGCAAAATTGACAACCAAATCAAATCCGCCGACCCCGTCACCTACGACGACAACGGCAACGTCATCCCGCTTTCCCAGCGTTTCAACCCTGAGTCGCCTGACATTCGCTTTCAGCCCGACTCCGCCTCTTCCAACATCCAAATCGGCACCAACGGCACCCGCATCATCAAATCCCCGTCTGGCAAGTTCCGCGTCTATTCCATGACTGGCACCTTGCTCGGCATCCGTGACAGTGAACAAGCAGCGCAAAAGCTCGCAACCAAATAACCCTATGCCCCTGATTAAAGGATACTCGCCCAAGTCGTTTTCCAAAAACGTCTCCATGGAAATGAAGTCTGGCAAGCCGCAGAAGCAGGCCGTTGCCATTGCTTACGCTACGCAGAAAGCCGCTCTTAAGAAGGCTGGCAAGCGCAAGCCGTAAAAATCTGTTGACACCGTAAAAACCCGCCTTCATGGTGGCGGAATGCTGCCTGCTGGCAACACCCTACCATGAAGCGATTCATCTTTGCCACTGACCTGCACGGCGACAGGCAGAACCTTGCTGCCGTCAAAGTCCTGCGGGAGTTCACCAAGGACTTCAAGCCAGAAATCCGCGTTTTCGGTGGCGACCTGTTTGACCTCCGACCGCTACGCCGAGGCGTGTCTGCGGAAGAACAGTGCGAGTCCATGCAAGACGACTGGAACGCAGGCGTCCAGTTCCTGCACGCTTGGAAGCCGACGCACCTGCTTATGGGCAACCATGACGACCGCCTGTTTGAGCTAGCCGAGAGCAGCACGGACGGCATTAAAGCCGACTATGCGCGGAAACTTTGCGGCGAATTGGACAACACCCTCCGCAAGCTGCATTGCACCTGGAAGCCCTATCACAAGCGGCATGGCGTGTTCTCCTTTGGCAAGCTCAACATGCTGCACGGTTTCCACCATGGCATCTATGCCGCAAAGCAGCACGCAGCCATTTACGGTTCCTGCCTGTTTGGCCACATACACGCTTTCGACAGTCACACGTTCGGCACCTTCAACGAGCGCAAAACAGCGCACTCGTCTGGCGGACTGCTGCACGTTGACCAAGAATACAACAAGAGACACACCTCAACACTACGACATGAAAACGGATTCATCTACGGACTCATCCACGACGACGGCAGCTACACCGTCCAAGAAGCGCGGCAAATCAACGGCTCATGGCACCTGCCAACCAACTTCCGACGTTACCAGGTGGATTGAGGCACTTTCGATTCAGCAGAACAGGGAGCATGTCGGACCCGAGTGGAAGACAAGAACCGCACTGGAAGCAGAACTTGGCCTGAAGCGTAGTGCCCTGATGGGAAGGCTTCAGAACGGCATAAAGGAAGGTCGCATTGAGTGCAGGAAGTTCCGCGTTGCCCGTGCAGACGGTGTTTGCCATGAGCTTCCGCACTACCGCATCATTGGCTGAAAAAAAACCGTTTGACGACCCTGCGGCACTGGTCTAAAACTACCGCGTCCCACACAGGACAGCACAACATGAAAACACAACGCAACACCCGTATCGGTCGCAACTCCGACCGCATCACTGACAACGTGACGACATTCCGTCGCGAACTGGAACGTCGCCAAGACGTTTCGGAAACCATTCCCGCCGACTATTCACGCGGCATGGACAAGCTCGCTGCATTCCGCCGCTTCCAAGCGGTTATGGATGCGGTTCTGGCGCTCATCGTCTTCACCGTCGTTGGCGCAGGTCTGGCCGGATTCTTCATGTAAAGCATTATTCACACACAACAGCATGTTCAAGAAAGCAACCAAAGCGCAGGCTAAAGCACGCCTGCTTTTCTCCGGTGCCAGCGGTTCTGGCAAAACTACGGCAGCACTCACCGTCGCTGCTCAGTTGGGCAAGAAGATTGCCTTCATTGACACCGAGGCTGGTTCTGCCAGTCTCTATGCTGACCGCTTCGACTTCGATGTTCTGGAGCTTAGTCCTCCATACGCTCCTGAGCGCTTCATTGAAGCCATTGAAGCCGCAGAGCAAGCCGGATACGAGGTCATCGTGATTGATAGCATCACGCACGAATGGTCTGGCCCAGGTGGATGCCTCGACATCAAGACCAAGATGGGCGACCGCTTCCAAGACTGGGCCAAGGTGACGCCAAGGCACGACCGCTTCATTCAGGCCATGATGCGTTCCAAGGCGCACATCATTGCCACGGTGCGAGCCAAACAAGGCTATTCCATGGACGAGAAGGGAAAGGTGCAGAAGTCCGGCATGGACCCGCAACAGCGTGACGGCATTGACTTCGAGTTCACAGTCTGCTGGAACATAAACGCACAGCACATGGCAGAAGCACAGAAAGACCGAACCCGTCTCTTTGACGGCAAGCCGGAGGTCATCACCGCAGAGACTGGCGAACGCCTTGCCAAATGGCTATCCGCTGGCGAAGCTACGGCACCTGTTGCCGAGGCTGCACCCGTTGACCTGAAACCCGTTATCCGGCAGCACAAACTGGCACGCAGCGTTGTCCCTGGCCTGTTGCTGAAGCTCAACAAAGCTAATCTGGACGAATGCACGGAAACCGAGCTTGGTCGCATCCAGAAGGTTCTTGAAGCGAAGGAGGTGGAAGCATGAACGAACTAATCCCACAGATGGATGCCGCCTCCTATCACAATAGCGCAGGCATCAGCAAGCACGGTCTTGACCTCATCCGCCACGCCCCTGCGCTTTACCTGCACCGAAAGGACAACCCCGAGGAGCAGACGCCCGCAATGCGTTGGGGAACGCTGGCGCACACCGTCATCCTTGAACCTGACAAGTTCGACGATGAGGTTTACGTCCTGCCGCCCTGCGACCGTCGCACCAAGGAGGGCAAAGAGACGTATGCACAAGCCATGCGTGAGGCTGCTGGCAGGACTGTTATCACCTTGGACGAGGCGAAGCAGTTGGAGGGCATGAAGAATGCTTTCTATTCCGATAGAGCCTGCCGGAACACACTGCACGACCTTGAGCATATTGAGGCGTCCTGCTACTGGATTGATAAGACCCAGGACGTTCAATGCCGAGCAAGGCCGGATGCTATTCGCAAGGATGGCATTATCATTGACTACAAGACGACCGACAATGCCAGCCCATCGGCATTCCTGCGGTCAGTGATGAACTTCCGTTACCATGTCCAGGCTGCATACTACCTGGACGGCATCAAGGCGATTACCGGCGACGACGGCACCTTCATCTTCATCGCCCAGGAGAAAAAGCCACCTTACCTGACCTGCGTTTACATCGTCGGGCAGGACATGGTTGAGCAGGGCCGCAAGGAATACCAGCAGGACTTGGCTACCTACAAGACCTGCATCGAAACCGGCGACTGGTCTGGCATCTCAAGTCATCCGTTGGAATTGAACCTTCCTCGCTGGATGAGCAAGGCCGAACCTGAAACGATTGACTTCTAATGTCTCAGCCAATCTCAGACTGGTCCTTCTTTGCCGACCCTGAAAAGGGCTTGGAAAACCGTCTGTGCTGGCTATACATCGAGGTCATCAAGACGGCGGTGCAAGACGCTGTGAAAGGCATTCACGCTGGCATTGTTGACCCTGTGACGCTAAAGCCCGTTTATTCTCCGCTAATGCGCGAAGAAATGGCGGAATGGCAGAATGGGGCGCAGTTCCTCCGTGGAGAATCCTGTGCAGACTTGTGCCTCCATTTAAACCAATGGTCCGATGGCATTTTGAAACTAACACCTGAACACTTTGTCCGCGCAGTGAAGCGGTCAATCAAACCGAACAAAACCAAATGAGCAAGGAATACGACAATACGAACCGAGGCAGCCTTTTCGACAACGACAAGAAGGAGAAGGACACGCATCCCGACTTCACCGGCAGCATCAACGTTGACGGCAAGGAATACTGGCTGAACGGCTGGAAGAAGACCAGCAAGGCCGGAAACCGCTTCTTCAGCCTGAGCGTCAAGCCAAAGGACCAGAAGCAGGCGGTCAAGAAGTCCGACCCAGAAGACGAGATTCCCTGGTGAACAATTTGGGTGGTGCTGCCGGGATTTCCAGCGGCGGTGATGTTGTCGCCTGTTGTCCCCGGTGTTGGGCAGGACTGGATAGCTAAGACAACACTCAGCGGCACCACCCTCTACTCTCTACACTATGCAAATCGAAGAACTCAACAAGATAGCATTCCTGCAACGCATCGAGGAACTGGAACGCGAGGTCCGCGACCTGCGGCACCAGTTGGACGTTAAGAAGCGGCTGGAGGAACCGCCGCAAAGCAAATGGGACAAGGTTTCCAAAGCACTCTACCAAGCACTCACATGACCATCACCTTTCAACTCGAAAATCCGCCTTCAACCAAGGTGGAAGTGACCATCTGCGACAACGCCAACCTGGATGAGGTCGTGGAGGCTTGCCGTAGTGCAGCCTTCGCTATGGGCTACAACATTGAGAACATTCTGGACAGCTTCCGCACTGGCGATGACCTCATTCCGGTGCCGACGATGAAACCGCTTGAGGAGGATTACTGATGGCAGGCAAAGGAGACACACCCAGGCCGATGAACCTGGCCGCATACGAAGCGAACTACGAGGAAATCTTCAGGTCATGCCGATCAACAGCAGAGCAAAAGGCGCAAGGGGAGAACGAGAATGGCGCGACCAGTTGCGCAACGCAGGCTTTGACGCACGACGAGGGCAGCAGTTCTCAGGTGGTGCCGACAGTCCTGACGTAATCTGCGAAAGCCTTCCTGGCCTGCACTGGGAAGTAAAGCGCGTTGAGGCTGGCAATCCATATCTTTGGATGCAGCAGGCCGAACGTGACTCAGGACCGGCGAAAATGCCCGTAGTAGCACACAAGCGCAACGGCAAGGACTGGCTGTGCATCATACGCGCAGAAGACCTGTTTGCTTTGCTGCGCGAAACCAACCAACCACTCACAACACACCATGCAACGCACGAACAAGGAGACGGTAAAGGCTCATCTCAACCTGCTGATGGGGCACCTGCTGGACGACTGGCAGGGTAATCGAAAAGTCATCAACTCGCTTCAGTATGCGCTCAGGGCAGTGGACGCATACAACCCGAACGGAATCCCGCTGAAAAAGCGGGTTTTTCATCCCCAGGAGCAGGCAGAAGCGCAGGGCTAGTGCTTTTTTGTTTCGTTGAAAATCAACGTGTTGCAGTGTTCATGAACTTTTCATGAAGAATCTTGTTGCAGTCCTTTGGCCATGTGGCAAGATGGCGTTGTCAGCGGAACAAAACACGCCCACAACATTATGACAAAAACGCCCGACTTTCTTGCGACCGTTAAAGGCATTACCAGAACTTATGAAATCTTGCATTGGAACGGAGTTTTTGCTGCTAAGAGGAACGGTTTTAAGCCAGTGCTATTCCCGTCTAAAGAATTGGCTGTTAAATATGCCGAACTGAACTCAGGAAAGCCGGGCAAATGATTAACGGGGGTCGCGCATCCTACACGCGGAAAACACCATGAAAACACCACTACAACTATACGTCACCCCTGACCTGGCATCCGCGATTAAGCGAGGTGCCACCAAGGCCGGAACCACTATGAGCGAGTTTATCCGCCAGGCGGTTAAGGAGAAGATTGCTAGCAGCAAGAAAGGAGGCGCACAATGAATGACACATTTACACTTTGGGGCGTGCAAAGCGCCAAGACTCGCAAAATTTTGGTTGTGCACAAAACACGCATCCAGGCACGTCATGATGCAGATTGTTGGAAGCCGAACGTTGGTGTTGCAGTCGTCAAAATCGAATGCCGCATCGTCCAGCCGAAGCGCAAGACCAAGCGCGGCAAATACCCGAACGATAATTTCGGGTTGCCCGTCGAAACCTACCCTGCCGAATTCGAGCAAGCCTTCGCCGAGTCCAAGCTCGACGCCAAGGACAAGGACGCCGCGTTTGAACTGTGGAAACAAGGGGGTGCGCGATGAGCGACCTCATTTCTTCCGCTGATCTACGTGACTGCTGGACTGATCGACAAGTTGCCACGCTGGCCAATGCTCGCCACCGCGAGCGCATAGCCGCGATCATCGCCGAGCGCCATAACCTTCAAGAAATTATTCGGAGCAACTGGCCTCCAGAAGAAGCCGAAGAAATCATTAACTCCTGCAAACCCAATGAACCTCTTTGACCCACCAAAGTTCCCAGAACCTTTCAAGCCTGAGCCTCTGTGGCAAATGAACGCCTGCCCCACCTGCAAGAACGATTTGGTCTGCCACGACCAAGACGAGTGCCTGCGCCCGACGCCGGAGACGGATGCCGAGGAGTTCGCGCTGATAGGCACGGACTACGCGGCAGTGAAGTCTGATTTCGCCCGACACCTCGAACGCGAGCGCAACGAGGCCCGCCAAGCCTTCGCCATCGCCACTGACCAGTTGGTTCAGGCGCAAGGCGAACTGCGGCAGGCTCGCGAGGAAAATGCGAGGCTGCGGGAGGCTCTGAGCGTAGTGTTGGGCGCTGGCTGGGACGGCCCGCTGCCATCTTACATCCGAGAACAAGCAGCCCAACTCCTCACCCCATGACAGCCAAATTCCAACACGCCGGCCTCGACTGGCATGCCCATACACCCGGAAACCCGATGCCGTGCAGCGGCGATACGCCAGTAAGGGTGCTGATGCGCGGCGACCTTAACGCCCTTTGTGACGCCACCAATTACGAAACATCTGCGTCAATATGGGACTGGGACGTTTGCCCAACCGAGCCGATGGCTGAAATAATCGGCTGGCACCCTATCGAAACTAACACCCCATGACCTCCACCAAATTCCAACACGCTGGACTAGACTGGATTCCGCACGTTCCCGGCGACCCGATGCCGTGTCCCGGCGATACGATGGTGCGGGTGCTATACCGAGATAAAATAGTAGAAGAACATTTTGCACACATGGTTGATTGGTGCGAACTCGCCGGTTCTATTAATGCGGAGGTCATCGGCTGGCACCCTATCGAAACTAACACCCCATGACCCCCACCAAATTCCAACACAGCGGATTCGACTGGATTCCTCACACCCCCGGCAGCGATGCCGCCATTGCCAAAGGCTGCACCTGCCCTGTCATGGACAACGCCCACGGAAAAGGCTACATGGGCGTCGCTGGAATCTTTGTTTATTCCGGCGACTGCCCGCTCCATGTACTCAAGCCGCAGGAGTGGACAACTGAGGACGAACATGGACGGTCAAAGCACAGGGCTGGTATCCTATGAAGCTACACCGCATCCTGCGCCGAGGTCGCCTCTATTATCCGCAACACCGCAGCTGGTGGTGGCCGTTCTGGCGGTTCTACTACCGCGAAGGACAGCGAATCGGGTTTGCCTCAAAGCAGGCTGCGGCGACGTTCCTAGATGAATATTGACCCGCTTCTAGACTGGTATGACCTGGCCCCAAAGGACTACCCGCCGCTCGTCATTCCCAACCATCACAAAGACCCGCACGAACAAGGACCGCCCGTTGTCATTCCTGAGCCAAGCGCAACCTTGTTGACATTCATCGGCATCACTGCACTACTGCTCAAGCGTTACAGAACAAGTTCCACAACATAGCATAGAACATGAATAAGACACCACCAAAGAAGCTCGAAACGCATCGCCGCTGGCGCAAGGCCTGCCGCGCCGACCGCCGCTGCACCCGTTGCGGTCAAGAGTTGAAGCAGGCTGAGAAGCGGTCGGACTGCTACGCCTGCCGAATGACCAGGAGCATTCGGCGCAAAGAACGCCTTGACGCTGCCTGCCGCTAGGCTAGGTTCCCGCATCATTAACCATGCCGACGACGACCGGCGTGTTTAACACCTCAGAGATTTGCCTCCCCCTGCCGGTGCCTTCTACGCATCGGGTCGTCCAGGTGGGAGGCGTTTTTATGCCATGAGAATCCGAACGATTAAGCCCGAGTTCTTCCTCCATGAAGGACTCCATGAGCTTGAACAGGAAACCGGCCTACCCATCCGCCTCGCCTTCATTGGGCTTTGGTGTGCAGCCGACCGAGAAGGACGCTTTAAATGGGAACCACGCAGGCTTGGCGTTTCCATCCTGCCTTATGATGACGTTGACTTTTCACGCGTGCTTGACGCGTTGACCACGCGTGGATTTCTCGTCCACTACGCGTCAGAGTCGCGTGAATTTGGCTGCATTCCATCGTTTCACAGGCACCAAGTCATCAACAATCGGGAAAGACCGTCCGACCTGCCGGAATATTTGAAAGGCTTTGAAATTGAACACTTTGACGCGTCAGGCACGCGTGAGGCACGCGTGGACCACGCCAGTAAAGCGGAAGGGAAGGGAAGGGAAAGGAACAAGGAACAAGGCGTTTCCGCAGAGTTTGAGGCTTTTTGGCAAGCCTACCCTCGAAAAGTCGGTAAAGGTGCAGCAGAGAAAGCCTGGGCCAAAGCCAGCCCAGACTTGCAAGCTGTTCTCACCGCTCTAGCTTGGCAGACCAAGCAAGACGGCTGGACCAAAGACGGAGGTGCCTTCATCCCCCACCCTGGCACCTACCTCAACCAGCGACGCTGGGAAGACGAGAAACCCGCGACAACCTCAATACAAGCACGCATCAGCCTATGACTCCGACCTGGCAATATCAAAAACTATCAATATTCCACGCCGACTGTATGAACGTAATGAGGGAATTGCCCAACAAGCACTTTGATCTTGCAATCGTGGACCCCCCATATGGTATTTCTATCAATGTCAATATGGGTCGTCGCAAAGGCGATAAGCCAAGCAACTATCACAAGTTTGCAGGTGGGGATTCAGAAATTCCAAGCGCTGATTATTTTAATGAACTCAGAAGGGTTTCCAGTAATCAAATTGTTTGGGGTGGAAATTACATGACCGAACACCTGCAGCCATCTCCATGTTGGATTTTGTGGGATAAAGGATTTTCGGAAGACGTTACGTTTGCTCAATTTGAACTGGCGTGGTCGTCTTTTAATACTTCCGCAAAGAAGTTCGATAAACACCCGAACGAAACGGCACGCATTCACCCCACACAGAAGCCCGTCGCCCTTTATCGTTGGCTGCTTGCCAAATACGCCAAGCCCGGTCAACGCATCCTCGACACCCATTTAGGCAGCGGTTCTCACGCCATTGCCGCCCATTATGCCGACATGGACTTTACCGGCATTGAGCTTGACTACGGCTACTTTCAAGCAGCCTGCAAGCGAATTGAACGAGAAACAGCACAAATGACATTCCTTTGACCATGAACATCCAAGCCGCAACCGAGGAAAGCCTGCTGGCCATCTTCGCTCAGAACCCTGAAGCCCTGCGGAAGTCGCTACATGCCGTCACTGCCGAGATGTTCAGCCAGGAGAACCGACCGCTGTTCCGCGAACTGGTTGATGCCGTTGGCCGCGAGGAAGCCCCAGACCTGCTCGTAACGACCGCCAAGCTGCGCGAAAAGGGGCTGTTGGACGAATCTGGAGGTGCTGCCAGGCTCTCAGACCTCTGGACCAGCCCTGTTTTGCACAGAAACGCCACCAGAATGCTTCAGAGCGTTCGCCAAGGGTATGAGGTGCGGAAGCGTATCGAAACGCTCGAAAAAGCCAAGGAAACGCTTGAAGTTGCAGTCTTGGCCGGAACCGATACGACCGCAGCCATTGCCGAGGTGGAAACGATGCTGGCCGAAGCTGGGCGAATCCCTGGCAAGCCGCTAGCGTCAAAGACGATGGGAGAGCTATCCGCCGAGATTATCGAGGAGATTGAGCGCAGGACACTACACGGCAACACCCTGCCGGGCATCTCGACGGGCTTTGACACAGTGGACGCAAAGACGCAAGGGATGCAGCCCGGTCGTGTTTGGGTCATCGCAGGCAAGCCGGGTGACGGCAAATCCGTCCTGATGCAGAACTTCCTTGAAGCAGCACTAGACCAGGGCAAGAAGGTGAGAATTTACCCGCTGGAGATGTCGCAGCAGGAACAGGCATACCGCATCCTGTGCAGCCAAGGGAGTCTAGACAACCAAGCTGTATGGAAAGGACTGATGAGCCGTGCCGAGCAGCAAGCCCTGCATGAGGCTATCAAGCGACTGCACCGCGCCAAAGCCGATATTGTGGACGTAAACGGTGCCACAGCGACCGAGATTCTGGCGGATATTGAGCAGTCTGACGCTGACGTTGTGATGGTGGACTACCTGCAACTGATGGAAGACGAAGGACGCAAGGGTGGCACCCGCGAAGAACTGGTTGCCAGTATCTCCAGGAGGCTGAAGCGCACGGCAGTGAGGGCCAAGAAGGTGATTCTGACAGCCAGCCAGCTAAACGACAACAACCAGCTGCGGGAAAGCCGAGCGATTGGGCAGGATGCCGACCATATCCTGTTCCTCAACAAGGTGGAGGACAACGACGAAAAGCGCATTCTCACTTGTGAGAAGAACAGAACAGGCGAACGCTTCTGGCAACTTGAGCTTGACTTCCTCGGGCGATTCTACAAGTTTCGGGAACCGGCACCGATCTGAACAACACGACAACATGAAACGCATACTTGTAGCCTGCGAATACTCTGGAACCGTCCGCGATGCTTTCGCGCAAAAAGGTTGGGAAGCCTGGTCTTGTGACCTGTTGCCCAGCGACAAGCCTGGCAACCATTATCAGGGCGATGTTCGTGACATGCTCAACCAACATTGGGACTTGATGGTTGCACACCCTCCTTGTACCTACCTGTCTGTCAGTGGGATGCACTGGACGGCAAGAGGACTGCGTGACCCGCAACTGACCGAGGATGCCTTGGCCTTTGTCAGGCTGCTGATGGATGCCCCAATTCGCCGCATCGCCATCGAGAACCCAGTTTCAGTCATCTCAAGCCGCATCAGGAAGCCTGACCAGACTATTCAACCATGGCAGTTTGGTCACGACGCCAGCAAGGCAACCTGCCTTTGGTTAAAGGACTTGCCTGCCCTAAAGTCTACTGCCATTGTAGAACCCAGAATTGTGAACGGCAAGAAACGCTGGGCGAACCAAACTGACGGAGGGCAAAACAAACTACCACCGAGCAAAGACCGCTGGAAAGTTCGCAGCGCAACATACCAAGGCATTGCCGACGCAATGGCTGAACAGTGGAGTAACCTTCCTTAAACCATGGACCCCGACTTCTACAACAACCTGGCCGATCAGCTTGGCCTTAAGACTGAAATTGGCCGTAAAGCTCTGGTCATCGCGCTGGACAACATCCAGACGCTTGACCGGAAACAGCAGGACTACGGCTCGCAGAACATTGCTAGGCATGGTGAATTAGGCGTCCTAGTCCGCTGCGATGACAAGACTGCGAGGCTTCAGAACCTGCTGAAGAACCAGAAGACCATGGTTCTGGCCGATGACCCGGCTGAGTGCCAGATGGCACCGAGGAACGAGAGCATTCTGGATTCCTGGCTGGACTTGGCAAACTACGGCATTATCGGAGCAATGTGTCATCTGAAGGAGTGGAAATGACATGAGCGCATTCATCACCATCGGCGGCAAGAAGCTAACGCTAATCTGGTCGGAAATTGACGACTACGGCAGCTATTTCCACGACGCTGGCACCATTGTGCTGCGCTCAGACCTCAAGGACAATCCCATCGAGGCGTTGAACACGCTAAGGCATGAACTGATGCACGCTGCACTGGCAATCTCTGGTGTTGGCTTTGGGCTGGACGATGACAAGGAAGAACAGATTGTCCGATGCATGGATGGCATATTCTTCCCAGCTTGGGAACACCTGCTGGAGCAGGGCTGGCAATGGGGCAAGAAGGCCGAGAAACGGCGTTCTAGCAAGAAGGCAGTATCAACACAGCGGAAACGCACTAGAAAGGCTTAAAATGGAAGGAAAGCTGAAGACAACATCGAACAGGCACACAGGCGAGAACCTACCTGATGAAGTGAAACAGGAGGTGCTAGCCTACCTGAAGGACGGAAACGGCATCGTGGCGACTGCGAAGAAGTTCGAGCTTTCCAACCACATTGTCGCGGCATTGAGGGACAAGGCCGAGGAAGGTGACCCTGCGTTCAACCTGGCAGCATGGAAGAAGCAGACTGCTGCAACACTGTCGCACTTCGCAGCGAAAGGGAGTCAGCGACTTGTGGACGAGGTAGACAATATGCCACTGGCGAGTTTACCCATCGCCATCGCCGTGGCCATTGACAAAATCCAGGCGCTCCACGACCAACCGCAAACAGTGGTCGAACATCGCCTTCGCGTTGATCATCAAAGCGTGAACTCCCTTTTTGACGCAAACAACATCGTCATCGAGGGTGAGTTCAGCGAGGTTCAGGACGAGGCATAACTACATACTATAAGCATAATGTAAAGCTATGGCACTTGCACAACACGTTGAAACACAGTCGGTTAGCAAAGTTGGGCAGCAAAGACGGGGGGGGAGGGGGTCCAGATTTTCGCAGCAGTAAAAAAGGCTGATGAGTAGCCCCCTCTGGAAATTTTCGCCAAAAGCCCTATGACCCCTCCCCTTCGCCGCCTGTCCTACAACACCCTGCTGGAGTGCCTCATCGTCATTGACCACCTCAAGGACGAGCCTGAGTCGGTGGACGCCGAGCATGTCGAGGAACTTCTCGAGGACATTGAGAAACTGCTTGACGTTCTTGACCCTGACACCCATCCTAGCCACAACTTCGCCCATGGCGCGAACTGAACACACCCCAACCCATGAAATTCGAAGACTTGAAATTGCCTGACTGGAGCGGCCCCTACCAAGCGGTCGCGATTCACACCGCCCGCGCCATCTACGACCAGATGCGTGCGCACTACGAGTCCAAGCCCGAGCCGGAAGAACTGTTCGATCCCCCCGACATGCCGGGGAAGAAGTTCCGCAAGCTGAAAGTCGGGGAGGTGATTCGAGAGGGGGATTGGGTTGCCAGCAAAGGAAACCCGCCGGGCAAAGGGTTTCTCAAAACCGTGTGTGCTGGGCTTTTTGTTGAGTCCGGCGATGCAAATAACTTTTACCGCGAAGTTACCGAATGGCGTCTGCCCGACCCGCCCCCCGGCAGCGTGGTGCGCACTACCTGGGAACCCTGCAAGAAGCCGAAAGCCTGAACTTGCGTGAAGTTTACGTTTATAACCGCACTTGCCTGCATTCCAAGTATTGCATCTGTCTGTATTGCCGGCCACATGGCTTGCAGCAATATTGATGGATGGGGTTGGTTCTTGTTTATCGCAGTTTGCCTTTTTCCTAGAATTGTAAGACGAGAAGAAGAATAAAAACACAATCATGGACCAAACTAAAGCCATTCCCCTAGAACAGTTCGCCGCCTCACTAGGCGTTGCCAGTGACCAGATAAAGTCGCTCAAAGCCCAGCTAAAGCGTGGCAAGCACTGGATTGTCGGACGCTACAACAAGACGTATCTCACCGCAGCAGGCCAGGACAGGCTGAAGGAGCTTGTTGCCGCCCCTGTGGAGCAGGAAGCCGACGTTGAGCCTGTAAGCGAGCCAGAAACGCCTTCTAAGCCTGAGGTTGCGCCTTCTGAGGTGCAGGCTAGCTGGGCTGAAGCCTCGCAAGCCATCACCGAAGCGTTGGAGCAACACGGCATTGAGCCTGATGCCCCCAAGACTGGTAGCGCACTGGAGCGCCTTCTTGCCGAGTCTGACACCGCCGTTGTCAAGCATACTCGGTTCACAAACCTGCGCGTATTGCTTGTTCATCACAACGGAAGTGACCGTTTGTGCCTCTGCAAGGACTCCCGCTACTTTGTGCCTGGTATGGTCATTCCGGTGCGCCAGGACGGTGACAACCTGGTTGCCAAGTTCCAGCCAAGGAGGTTGGGGAAGTTCTGAGACTTTGAGCGTCGTGGCATTGCGTCGGTGCAATCAGCACTGGTCACATAACTCGCCAGTTTCGTAAGCGCATAAAAGCGAAACCGCTCACCACTTTGCCTGCCGTGTCATTCCGACGCTCTGACATAAACGGGTTCTCCATGTTCAGGGTTGCGAGGCTGTGCCTTGCAGCGGTAGGCATTACCTTTCAGAAAGTGCAATCTTGCGTTGATTAGCCACGATTCACGGGTCAGTGAAACTACAATGCCCGACTGTATCCTCACCGACCTTGAAGCCCTGCGCGAGTCATTCGCCAAGGAGGCCCGCATTTACACCAAGCAGGGTCAAGTGCCAGACGGTGCCAGACCACACCAAATCACGCCTTGGCAGCTTGCCTGCGGCTACATGGCGGGCACCTACCGCGTAGCTGCGCATGAGGTTGGGAAGGTCATCAAGAAGCACAAGCCGAAATGAAGCCCGTCACCAGCCTCTACCGCTGCAAGCACTGCGGCAAGACCGTTGAACGCGAAGGCACGAAGCAGTGGCGCAAGAGCTTCTGTGAGAAGACCGGCAAAAACGCTCGAATCATGTTGGTGAAATCACTTGAAACCAATCTGGAAAACGCTTCATTGAAGCCATGAGATGGGATGAACCACCTGAAATGCCGGAACCGCCAGAATGCTGCGGTGACTTTATGGACATCATGGACGATGGCACTGCCGTCTGTCCTGAGTGCAGTCGCAAGGTTGAGCCGGTGCCGGATATTGAGCCGATTGAATGCCCTACGGACTCCCAGGCGCAATGAAGCTGCGTCACCCGGTCGCCGCGGTGACTTGGGACGCTCAACGCCCCCTTCTGCTGCAATCTGGTGCCGTTTTGGAGCCTTTGCACCCTGGTGCTGACCAAGACGGCTGGAATGGCGAATGGTGCGTCAGGCTGCACAAGACGGGCGACAAGGTTGCAGTTGACGGTGACGAGCTTCGCAGGCACCTTTAGCTATGGAAATCCTGCTGAACATCTTCTGTTTCTGGGTCATTTGGGTCTGTGTCATGGATGCAGACAAGAACGCCGCTAGACGGCGACAAGAACGAGAAGACGAGGTGCAGTAGCTGTGCTTCCGGTAGGCTTGAGGGCTGTTTCAGAGCATAGCAATCCCTTTGCAGGAAACTGCCATGCTCCAAGCTCCACTTCCGTATAGGAATCGGGAGTCCCGTCGCAAGTCTCACTGCCTTCCCGGTCGGCTGGCTCAGTAAAGCCGGGTCAAATGGCAGGGAGCGCAACCCATCTTTGCAGATGCGCCTTTTGCACGACTGATTCGCTGGTCCATCGTGCGCCGAATCCTCCGCCAGCCCGCGTTGCCCGCTCAGGGACGCTACTGGCTTCTGCTGGGCGAGGAATACCCAAACAAAGAGGCCGGCGCTGTGATGGAAACGCCGGCCTCTGAGCAGTTTGCTGAGGGCAGATTACGCCCATCACGACGCAAACCTTATTGTTGCTTTACCATGCTCCCTCTTGCTCGTCAAGCAAGGATGAATATGTTTTTTCACCGATGAAAGCGAATGACCTCAACCGCCTGACCGCCGAGGAACTGGAATGCCTGTCCACGTTCCTGGACGACAACTTTCCGCTGTTCGTTGACCACATCAGCGACTTCGGCAAGGCTGATGACTTCGCTGAAGCCTTGATTGACAAACTTTCCGCTTCTTGTTTCCAGCGTGAAGACTGACCCCCGCCTCGCCAGGGTCGGTGTGACTGGCTACAACAAGCCCAAACGCACGCCGAGCCATCCCACAAAAAGCCATGTCGTCGTTGCCAAGCAGGGCGACAAGGTGAAGACCATCCGCTTTGGCCAGCAAGGTGTTTCCGGCTCTCCCTACAAGAAAGGCGAAAGCGAGGCGGACAAGAACCGCCGCGAGTCCTTCAAAGCTCGCCATTCCGAGAATATCAAGAAAGGCAAAATGTCGGCTGCCTATTGGGCCGATAAGACTAAATGGGCTGTTGCGCTTTTGTTTTACTTGGCTTAAGGATTGAGGTCTTAAACCTCCATGTTCCAGCTTGAAGTAACCAAGGAGAACCTTGGGCAGTATCGCCCGACTCCGCACCCTATCCTAGTTGCTCCTTCACCGGAGACGATTGCCGCCCTCGTCAAAAAGGTTGGCATGGATGAGGTCGTCCGCCGCCTGCAACTGCGGGAAGACAAGATTCTAGCCGAGCGGATGGACCCCTACCGTCATGGCTACGAGCCTGACCACTGGAAGACCGCCGACAACCTGCTTTCCGACCCCGAGGTCAATGAACTGGTTATCCTGGGGGGAAACCGAGCGGGCAAGTCTGAATACGCTGCCAAGCGGGTCGCCCAGGTGTTGAGCCGGAATCCCGATAAACGGGTCTGGTGTGTCCACACTACGAACATGAGCAGCGTTCAGATGCAGCAGCCGCTTGTTTACAAGTATCTGCCTGC